CTTAGTTTCAAACCAGATGTCTCGGCCAGAGGCGAGTGCAAAAATCTCATTACCTTGAACGCTGGCACCATCATTATCTGTAGTGGCCTGTGAAGTAAGCACAAGGGTGCCACTTTCAGCATCTGCACCAAGTGCAGCAGTTGCACTGGAATCTTTTACAACAGTCCAGTCACTGGTAGCATCAAGCGCCACACCAGTAAAATCATCCATGTAAACCAGATAATCTGGATTTACGCTTACTGGGAGGTTTTCAAACCATTTATTGGAATTGTTTTTACCGGCAAACAAAACTGGGCCAGTGAAATGTACAGCCATGTCATACTCCTGTCGTGGCTAGTGTCAGCAAATGCTGTCAGGGTACGCTAGTGTAGGCAAAAAAAGAGGGGGACACAAGTCCCCCTCTTCAAAGTATTTATGCGCCTGGAGAACCAAACACGCAACGTGGGTCACTAACGCCGAAGCTATAGCGCTCACGTGCTTTGTAACGAACGTTACCTGTATCAAAATCGCCTTCCATAGAAGTACGAACAGGTGAACGCTCAAAGTGTTTGAACCCATTGGGGCTATCGGTTTTGATAAAGAACGCATCCGTATCAGTCAAGTAATGATTAATTACATAACCTTCAGGCAGCATGCCCATATTACGCATTGCGTTAATATCGTTATCCGCAGTACCCGGACGTAACTGCGTAGCAGTCAAACGCTCGGCAACAAACTGCAACGCAGGTGGGATAATCAACTTACGACCTTGCACAGCGACTAACAGGCCGCGCTCATCAATGAACGCTGCAATGTCAATCATGCTCTGCTCGAGCGAAGTTTCATTCAAATCCGCTGCAACAGTAAGCTCATTGCGGAAGTTACCACCACCCAATGTTGGGTGATCAGTCGCACAAAGCTCTTTGCCATCACCAAAAGTAAAGCTGCTGTTGAACGCATTGTTCAAAATATTTGCACCTTTAACTTCTTTGGTGTTCGCCATTGAGCGTGCCAGCGCACGAGTGTAACGAGTGCTGAGACGATCGTAAAGGTTATCCTCTACTGCTTCCTCAGTAATCGCAAACGCAAGTGCGATGGTTTCATGTGTGTAACGAGCTGTGAATGACTCGTTTGCGGTATCAAAAGTTACGGCGGCACCTTCAGTTTTCACTGGAGCTTGACCGAACCCTGACAGCATAACCTCTTCTTCAAATGCGCGGTCGGAGCTTTCGGTATCAAAAACTTCGTTCCACTCATTTTCGTAGCGGCTGTACTCAAGACCAAAAAGAGCGTTAAGACCAGGCTCAAGCTCTTTCATTAATTGTGAACGGCTAATTGGCATCGCTTATCTCCTTATACACCGGCACCAGTACCGTTAGCATTGTAACGATAAAAGTGGTTGTTGAGAAGGACGATGGCCAACATACCCGCAGCACCAGTATCTGCATTTGATGGGCTATCTTCAAACCCAACAATACGCATATTAAGTGTGTTGGTCGTAGCAACCGTGCTGACAGCTAACTCACCGGTTGAAATACCAGTAGTGGCATCACCAGAAGTAGCAGTAGCAAAGTTAGCATTGGCATGAATAGAAGCATCGGTTGCAGCAGCATCACAGTTAATTAGAAATAACTGCTCGGGGTTTGCTGCGATCAATGCGGTTGCTGCTGTTCCTGATTTGACAGCAGAAGTACCAGGCCAATTGTTAGCGAACTTTGGCTTACCATCGAGGTCGATGTACTCGCAGCCCATGAAAGCGCCAAGCAACGGAACAGTTCCACCATTTGCATTACCAACGATATCAATCATACCGTTAGCAAGCGGAATCACTGGAGTGCCCTGGAAAATCGTGCTAGAAGTGCCAGTTGTGCCAGTGGATTGGATTTTGAACCTGGAAACACCGTTAGAATTGGTACCCTCACCCAGCATGGAATACATACGAAGACCAAAAGCGGCATCTTTGTTTGCCATTTTGAACCTTCCTTACATACTAAGTTTCAGAGTCAGTGGAAGGTCGTCTTCCACCGAAGGTGACACGACTCTGCCTATCTGTAGTAATAGGCATGCTTGGGTGCTCTTCCCGCATAAGGTCATTATCAACAGCATCCATTTGCTGTTTTGCGCGTGTTTGAAAATACGCGGCCCGTTCATTACGTGTTTCCACGGGGAATCGGGCAAGCAGGAGACCGCCCACTCCAATAACGCCAGAATGTTTACCATCCTGAACAGTCGGAGCTTCAAAGTCTGGATATTCATCGGCTCGAACAAGTTCGAAGCCTTCGCGTAGTCTACCAGAAATATTCTTTTTATCGTCGATACCCATGACAGATTCACGGATCCAACGATGAATAAACCCTTCCGGTGCGGGTGGGGCATCCAATGAGGATGGTGGGCTCCAAGGCTTACGGCGAGAAGTATTAGTTCTCGTAGTGGCGGCACGGGGTGTTTTGTCTACCATTACTGGCTCCGTGTTTCAAGCAAAGCAACTTGCTTCGCGTAGTCTTCTAGAGATACACCAAGTTTCTTAGCAATTGCAACCTGGCTTGGGGTGAGTTTGACAGATTTTTTTCCGTTTTTGCGTGTAGTGCTTGAAGCACGACCTGTCGGAGCAACATTTGAAGTCCGTTGTTGCGGTGGTTCTGCTACTTCTTGTTCTACAACAGTCGGTGCTTCAAACCTGTGTGGGAAGGTATCACGCATACGTTTATCAATTTCTTCGTAATACGAATCACTTTCTGGGTTAAAGTGTTCTTCTTGCACAAGCTGCTTATGGATGCTGAAGGCAGTAAGGGTCATAGGCTCATCTGTGCCAAACCACTCATTCTTTGCACTCCACTCCTCTGCTTTCGGGCTAGGTGCTGCTTGCCGTTCATTATTCGCAGCAGGTGCCGCAGGTTCCGCAGCAGGCGCTTCTGTTTGTAACCGTTCACGCGCATACTCTAATCGTTGAGTTTCAAGCGCATGCTCTGACAGCTTGCGAGAAAGTTCTACCTGTGCATCAGCATCACCAAGCTCAATAGCTCGCTTTAACTGATCATTCAAAGTACTTTCAGAAACCTTCAAACGGTTATCATACTCAGTCAAATAACTTTCATCTGACTGTTTTGCACGCTCTGAAACTTGATCATATTGCGTTTTAAGCGAAGTTGCATAATCTAAAGCTGCTTTTTCTCGCCTTTCGGCTTCGCGCATCCGACTTGTCAACTTGCTTATGCGTTTTTGTACCGATTCAGAATATTCTTCCGCATCATCCTTCGCCTTTGGCTTTTCATCAGATGAATTAGTTTCAACATCCTGTGCTTCCGGCTCTGGCGTATTATCTTCTAACTCAACATTTGCCTCTTCTTCCACAGGCAAATCATGCATCATTTCACTACTAGACATTTCCTACTCCGTCACATATGGATGATATCACTGGGGTCAGCAATAGTTGCTATGATTTCATCATCATTCAAGATGCGGACTTCACCACCATCGATCTTAAATCGTGAACCAGCATACCGCCCAAAAATCACCCAATCTTTTTCCTTACACCAAGGTGTACCATCAAACTTATCTTTGTCTTTATAAGCAAGGGGGCCAACACGTAACACATAGCCACACACAGTCGCTAAGGCTTCGCGTTCAATTGTTTGGTCTGGTAAATAAATTGAGCCCTGCTTTTTTTGCCCTTTGAATGGCAATAGCAAAATCCGCCAGCCTGTAGGCTGTGGTAAACGATCAATTGCTGAATCAGGGAGTTGGGTAGGGTCTAGTACTAAATTTTCTTCTTTAACATAAGCTGTCTCAAGAATCTTCTGGGTCATCGGTTATCCTTCTAAGCAGGTCTCTGAGTTCCTGTTCAACTGTTCCAAGCTCTGAGATATGTGCTCTCAGCTCGCGGAACGCAGTAAAATCGGGTACAGCACCGTATGCTAACGTTTCTTCGTAGCTGGCACGACGTTCCCGTAAGTTCTTTAGCAGACGTTCAAATAAAAAGATACTTGGATCTTCAGACATTTTTATCTGTTCTCGCCCTTGCTTTACTCATAGCGCGATTACCAAACCAAAATGCGATGATTGCACTGAAAATTGCTTGTGTTTCAGGATCCCAAATCATCATAGCAGCAGCACTGAAATTTACCTCCGGTTCTTGCAAAGCCGTATAAAGCAAGGTTCCTTTAACACCTGCAAATGTTATGAAGAAAAGGTAAGTAAGAACAGGGCGCACACTGCCGCGCAAAGCGTTGACAAATGGCCCAGCATCGACAGATCTGTCATGTTCATATAAACTCTTTGTTTCTTGTATCTCTGCTTGCGCATCAATTTCTTTTAACTTCAGCTCACTCAACTGAGTAGCGTACTTAGCTTTCGCTTCCATCATAGCAAGCTGTTGTTGGTTCGCTTGCCGCTGTTTAAAATACCCTAGGATTTCTGGTACAATACTTGTACCAAAGCCTAAAAGTGTTCCTAACAAACTCAACATTATCTTTTAGCCATCCAAGCAGACATACCCATATAAGCACCGACAATACCAGCTAGCGCAATATACATTGTGCTAATCAAACCCGTCAGTGCTTGTAGCCTAGTCTCACTTATGAGCGGTGTGCACAAAATTGTTGTCAAAACTAACATGAATAAAAACGCGCCAACGGCAATACGTTTTTGTGTGACGAACTTCATATGTTCGTCCCAAGCCTCTAGCTCCTCTTCAGAAACAAGCCCATCATTATTCAAGTCAGCCATAATTTATTGACTCCCAAAATCACCACTGTCTTCAAGTAATTGCTGTTCAGCAGCCATTGGATCATCTATATCTGCTTTGATTCCAAAAGCATCTTCAAGAAAACTTGGAATACTAGCCCCTGCCGCAAGCATTCCTGGGCCAGGAGTTACAAGTCCACCAATTATACCAAGGCCGCGAGCACCTAACTGAACAGGCGCAGGTGCATTGACGGCTGCTGCGAGTGTGCCAAGTATACCTTTATCTGCAATACTTTTTGCAAGATTCATAATACCACCCGCAAGCCCTGGAGTTTCTGGCGTTTGCGGTGCCATAGGTTGTGGGCCGAACTCTAATAGCCCTTCTACTGGCTGGGAAGTGCTTTCAGGTTCTCCGGGAGCAGGTCCAGGATCAGAAGTACTGCCTTGATTTGACGACGGGCCAAACCCCTGGCCTTCTGCCGTAGGATCACCATCACCAGGTCCAAAAAAAGGCACACCATTCATCATCTTTTGTTGGCCTTTTTTAGTGATACCACCACCCATTTTGCGAAGCATTTCTGCTTCTTGCGGATTGATGTAAGCTAAAAAATGGTCTTTTACACGATTTGGAACAGTCACTTTACCTTTCATCACTGCCCCCTAGCTTTTAATTGAGCTTGCAGATTTGTGCGGTACAAAGCGACTTCTGCACGGCGTGCAGCAATATCCTCTGTTGAATCAATACGATCTTGTGCTAAATTTGCATCTTGTAGCAGTTTAGCTCTATCTAACTGTAACTCTGCTGCATCATTTTGCGCATTTGCTAATAATTCTCGCTCACGCAAGGCTAGGTCTTGTTGCTTTAATGCAACAACAGGATCTGGCTGTTGTGGTGGTGCCATAAGTTGCGCAAACTCTTGCATCAGTTCTGCTTCTTTTACAGCAACAACATTCACCATTTGCTCTGGTGGCAACACCATACCTGATGCAGCAGCTTCTTGCTGAGCAATTTGCTGTGCTAATAATGATAGATGTTGAAAAATATGTTTTTGTAATGCAGCCGCTAATGCCGGTTGTGCTTGAATTAACGGTGCCTGCATAAATGCTAAGTGCGCACTGATATGCGCTCGATGATCCTGCTCAGGAAATGCCTGTGGTCCAGGTGCACCATCGGGTATAGCAAGCACATTACTGTTTTCTTGTAAGGGGCCAATAGGCTGTGGGTCTTGTGGTGGGGAGAGTAACTGGTCAATATTTGTTACACCTAATGCCTCATACATACGGCGGTATGCTTCGTACATATTATGCATTTGTGGTGCCGCATTAGCTAACTTGAACTGTTCTTGCGCTAAACTAACACGCTGCGACATACTAAAAATATTTGGGTCACTTACCGGAAGTATATCTACCCGTGCATCAAAATCTTGCTGCACAATTTCTGGTTGGGCGGGTGCTACATCATACGGGTAACTACGTGTACCTTCAGCAAACAAAGTTCCCAACAGCTGAAGTTCTAACTTCATACTAGCATGCATACGCTTATGCACTGCCGACATAACTTTTGCACCACGCTCTAGCAACGCGATAGTGGTGCCAACAGGCATCTCTTGGTTTGCATCACCAACGCCCACTTCGGTGGTGCCGACAAATTTTTCAGCACTGCCGACAACAAAACCCAATAATTGGAATAATGTGCCGCTAGGTTCTTTATAAGGCAGCGGTAAAAGGCTTCCGCGTAAATCATTACCAGGCACATCAACATCGCGGAACTCGCCAGGTTGAATAGGATTTGCATCATCGCTGATGCGTAACCCTCTCGCCTTGAAACCTGCCGGTAAATTACTGAGTGTGCCAGCATCTATCAGCTGTCGTAAGGTGCTCGTAGCACTGCGGCTGTTGTTACCTAGTAAATGGATCAGTCCAAAACCATAAAAACCAAGGCCAGGAGTGAATTTATACTGCACAAAGTATTCAAGCGGCTCTTTACGGCGGTCATTTTGCTTAAAATTACGGCGGATAGCTAAAATTTGGTCAGTATCGGTACAAATTGTCACTACATACGGTAATTTGATGCCTGTTTCTTCGCCATCTGCATCTTTATCCGGAAAAGATTCCAAATCTAAGTAACAATGGCACTCTATCAACGTTAATTCGTCATCATCGCCGATAGATTCACGCCCCTCGATCTTATCATACGTCTGTTGAATATCATCGCGGTCATAACCACTATCACCCATAATATCAACATCAGCATAAAAACCACTCACTTGTAGTTTTCGCACTGCATTTTGCGACATACGCAACACATGCGTTACACGTTCAGCAGTTTGTAAATCAGTAGCTGCATAATTCACAATCAAATCATCAGCAGGTACAAATTTACTCACTTCGCGGCCGAGCTGCCCATCAAAATATACTTTTTTGAACGCACTGCCGCTCAAACCAAGGTAATACAGCATTTGGTCGAACTCACGTTCGTACTCTTTCATCTCGTACATGATTTTATAATTCATATAATCTTGTACGCGCTGACTCGCTTGTTCAAGGGCAGGGGTCGGGGTACCAATAATCGTCGTACGGACAGGCCCACTGCTAGGTAAAAGTTCCTTATAA